GTACACAGCGTTTTGATTATACTTGCTTGGGCGATCATGTTAATCTCGCCTCTAGATTAGAAGGTCAATCTAAACCTTACGGAGTTAGAATTATAATCGGCCCCAGAACTGCCGAACATATTAAGAATGATTATCAAACACTTGAGTTGGATTTGATCGCGGTTAAAGGTAAAAAAGAAGGCGTTAAGATATTCACGGTCCTTGAAAACTCAATGGACGAAGATAAAATAAAACATATTTACAGAATGCACGATGGATTTCTTTGCGATTACCGCGCCCAGAAGTGGGATAATGCAATTACTTTGGCAGAAAGCCTTCAGAAGAACAACCCAGAACTGAAAAAATATTACAGTATGATGATTGAAAGAATTGCTGAACTTCGAGAAAAAGGCTTGACAAAAGATTGGGATGGGGTATATGTTGCCACATCGAAATAATGATTGAAGTTGAAATAACAAAAGAAATGGTTGAAGAAGCTATTCAAAGAGCTTCTGAAGTTCCTATGCTTAGGAATTCTGACACTCAAAATCACGGCACTAAAATAGCTGCGCTCAGTGACCTTATAGTACAAAAGACTTGGGGTGGTCGCATTGCATCTAATATGAGTTACGATTTTGATTGGATCTCGCCCAAATTATATTTATTTGAAATTAAATCCAAAGAACGTAACGTAGTTCCTCAACCTTGGCACAACTGCACGGTTAAAAAATACAACACTGATCAAAAGTGTGATTATTATTTATTTACCAGTATTTTTGGTGATTACAGCCGTGGGTGGATTTTAGGCTACATCAGTAAAGAAAACTTTTTTAATAAAGCCACTTTCTTCAAGAAAGATGAAGTTGATCCTGATCCCAGAGGGGATAAATATAAATTTCCATCCGACTGCTACAATCTTAAAATCGAACAACTTAACTGCAAATAAGTATGAAATTTGAAATTACTCAGGGTTGTACTGCATATGACTTTACTGTAGACGGAAAACGGTACAATGATCTTCCTTCGGAAGAAAAAGCGAAAATTATCGATCATGTTCTGGCAAAAGTAAAAGAGCAAATTCTTAATAATCATATGGCATTTGAAGGAATTATGGAGCATTTCCAATATGATTATCATGAAATTGGCCCTAAATGCGGTCAATGCGGAGACTCGGTAAGCAAAACGGTAATTAATATTTGAAAAAAATCTCTTGACCCCGTTCCATTTTGTGCCAGAGTAAGCACTATGCAACTCGCACTCTGCTGCATATCCAACGTTCTTGCCGAGCAAGGTCACAAGTTCCAGACTATGACCTTGACCCGTTTCTTGTCGCTGCCCCGTGCCGATGCCATTCGCATTCTCAGTGATCGCATCCTCAACAACTTTGTTGTTACCAATCGCATCATTCAGCACTGTGCCGACACTGGCATTGCTGGCTACCGTTTGTCGTCCACGCTTACTCCTGTCATCGACCATCCTGACGTTAATCTTCGTCTCGACCAATTGCCCAACTGGTCTGACCTTCGTGCCGCTCTCGACACCATCGCAGCTACCATCAAGCGCACTGGTGTTCGCATTTCCGCGCATCCTTCAGAGTTCATCACTCTTACCAGCACCGACGACGCCGCTATCACCAACAGCATTCGCGACCTCACTGCTCACGCTGACCTTTTCGACTTGCTCGACCTGCCACTCGACTACCGTTCACCACTCAACATTCATTGCCGTCAAGACGGCGACCCTGCTGTTATCTCTGCTCGTTTCCTTTCCAACTTCAATCGTTTGCCAGCCAATGTTCGCTCTCGTCTTGTGCTAGAGGTCAACGACAACGTTGACGGCACTTGGTCCGTGTCCAACTTGCATAAGTATTTCTTTGTTCCTGCTGGCATTCCCATCACCTACGATTCTCTGCACCGTCAGTTCTGCAACCACGGCAACGACGACGCCGCAGACTTTCACCTCGCTTACTCCACTTGGCCCACAATTCCTTTGTTTCATTACTCAGAAGGTATTGACAATACCCGCAAACACGCTATGATGCCTCTCAATTCACCCAACAACTATGGCAAGCCCGTGTTCTTCGACGTAGAACTCAAGGGCAAAGACCATGCAATTTATCACATCCTCAACAATGCAAACAAAAATCAATAAGGTTAGAGACCAAATCGTTAGCAAGCTCAACGAACTCGGCATCGAATTCTCCATAGAAGACATGGAGATCGAAAAGTCAGATTTGTCTGTTAAGCTAACTGGATACAAAATTGTTGCCACTAACTTGATGGGCTGCATCGTTCCAAACTTCCACAAGAAGCGTCCAGAATATTTAATCTTCAACGATAAGCTGGTTTCTCACCTCATCTCTGAAGGTTATGACGACACTTACATTGAGGAGCATGGCAAGATTTGGACCCACCTTTTCAAGCAGTCAGATTTCGTGGAAGTATTTAAGGAAGCTCACACATTTAAATTTAATTAAAAATGAATCGCACTCTTTTGTTTTCCTCCGTCAACGTACAAGAGATTTACAAGCTCTATGAGATTTTGAACGCTGAGTTTCTGAAGCGGTTCAAGTTCTCCGCAGAGTTCCGAATCACCACCGTTTCTTCCTCGCGAGAGTTTTCTCTCTCTGTGGAAGATGCTTCTGAAGAAGAGCGTAACTGGTTGAAGGACGCGACCTTAAAAATTCTCGAAAGAAAGTTCGAAAAAGTAGTTGACGAAACGTAATCCCTGTGGCATTCTTTGCCTGTAAATCAAATTGCTCCCATGATTGTCAAATCCATCCAGCGAAACGTTGTTGAATCTCACGATTTCAAGTCTGAAATCGCGACCATCGATGCGAATGAGATGCGCTACATCTCGTCGCTTCTGCGGAATAACTACTCCAATGTCATCTTGGCAACTGCACGCGAAACCATCGCCAATGCAGTTGACGCGAACAAGGGTTCGTCCCGTGACGTTGAGATCACTGCGCCCACTCGCCTAAGTCCCACTTTCGTTGTGCGTGACTTTGGCGCGGGGCTTTCCGAGTCTGACCTCTTTGGTCTCTACACCAAGTATGGTCGCTCCACCAAGCGCAGCGATAACGATTCAATTGGCGGTTTCGGTATTGGTCGTTTTGCGCCGCTATCGTACACTGATTCGTTTACGGTTACGTCCCGTCACAAGGGCAATGAGATCATCATCTCGGTGTATGTTGACGAGCATGGCGACACTCGTTTCACCAAACTTTCTGACACTTCCACTTCTGAGCCTAGTGGTGTTGAAATTTCCGTTGCAGTTAAGAGCGAGGATATTTCCAACTTTGAATGCGAAATCAACAAGGTGATTCGCTTCTCTGACGAGAAGTTTGTCTGCAAGCATTTTTCCCGTTTGGTCCCAGAGTGGGTAATCAAGAATGCTGATTGGGGAGTGGAGAGAAACAGACGTTCCGATCCCATCATTGTGATGGGTGGCATTTCCTACCCGCTGAATCTTGACAGTCTTGCGAATCATCCAATTGCATCGTCAAAGATTTACAAGGCATTCTCCAACTCTTACGTTTCTAATTTCTTTGTCTTTTTCTTTCCAGTTGGCTCGGTTGCGCTGCACCACTCTCGCGAGAATCTGGAATACAACGCGCAGACCAAGAACTTCATTGCTCGCGCCATCTCCAAGCTGGAGACGGAAATCAAAACGCAAGTTCAAAAAGAAATCGATGCGATTTCTGACTCAGCAGAGTTCTTCAAAAAGTTGTATGCTTTAAGCGGTTCCAATAACCTTGAGTCGCTTTGCTGCGATGCCAATTATAACTTCACTGACGCGAATAAAAATATAATTAAAATCAACGGAGATCCGATTGTTCCGTTGGCTATTTACAGAAAGTCGCGCAACACTCGTAATCTTGTGCGGTTGTCGAAGAAGACACAGCATGTCGAAAAGACCATCAGTGCCAAAACGTTTTATGCTGGTGGAAACAACTGGCACATCGTTATCAACGATAACGTTAAAAACATTCAAGATCGCGTTAATGGATTGATGACCTCCAAGGGAATCGATGGAACAATCTATGTAGTTTCTCTTGCTGACGCCGAAAGCAAACTGCTTTATCAGCATAACTCTTGCGATCATATTCATCTCGCTTCTAAACTCACTCCTGTTTCACCTAAGAGTAAAGAGTTCAACAATGTACGCAAAATCTTTTCCAATAGCCACTGGAGCTACAACTTCAAGGAAAAAGTTCCAATGCCATCCGATCCTTTCTATTATGTTGACATCAAGCATAATGGCGGCAACAATTACGATATTCTTTTCGGAGACTTGAAGGATTTCGGTCAAAGTGACTTCAGACAGATTTGGAAGATTGCAAGGCATTTTGGCATCAATTACGATATTGTTTACGGCATTCTCGACAGGACCGATCTCCCTGCTCACGCTATCAATTTGCATGATGTTTTCATGCCCAAATTTAAGACTGCCATCGCTCAATTTAAATCAATTTTAAATAGCAGAGAAGAGAAAGAAGTTCGTCGTGACGCTTTGCCAATGATCGCTCATTGGGAAGATTTCAGAAAAAATTTGCCCGACAATCACCCTATTTCAGTTTATTTCGACCTCTGGAATGTTAGCTCTGACATAGATGCAGATAATTTTTCTTTCTCTGATGAGCAAAAGAAAGAGTTCAACATCCTGTCTGATTTCCCTCGCAAGTACGCTAACGATAAGACTGTTCCCACTCTCGACCCAAAAATTATTGAAAAAATCAAGCAAGAAGCCTTGACAATCAAGGAGACTTATCCGATGATGTTCGCACTGTTCGAAGGTCGCTACGGCTCCTTCTACGGTATCCAGAACGCCAAGAAATTAGTCCTCGACTACATCAATTTAGTTGATAATCGTAATTCCTAAACCACAATAATATAGTATCGTTATGAATAAGCCAGCCTACATCATGCGTGACAACTCCATCACCGTTTTCGTTGATGGTAAGCCACATACCGTGGATAGTTCGCACCCGAACTTCTCCTCGTTGCGCCAAGCTATCCTTGACGCTCAATACGATCTCATTCCTGAGTTGATCACGATTGAGAATAAGATCAAGAACATGACTCACGGTGCCATTGATATTTATGATGGCAAGCTGTTCCACAGCGGCGTGGAGGTTCATGGTGTTGTCGTGGACAAGCTGTTCGCGATGCTGAAGGAGGGCGCAAAGGATGCCGAGCCTCTGCTCAACTTCATTGATCGTCTCATGCAGAATCCTTCTGCCAACTCGGTCAACGAACTCTACACGTTCCTTTCTTACAAGAGTCTTCCCATCACTGCTGATGGAAAGTTCCTCGCCTACAAGGGAGTTAATAATAATTTTTATTCGAAGCAGGGCAACAAGGACACGGTTGTTGTGTCTGGTAATGTAGCTGCTGATGGTTCGATTTACAACGGTGTTGGCGAAGTGATTGAAGTTGCTCGCCGCTCCGTGGATGATAACAAGGACAATCATTGTTCTCATGGTTTGCACGTTGGCAGCTACGATTATGCAAAAGATTGGGCTGGTAATAACGGTCATCTATTGATGGTTGAATTCAATCCTTCTGATGCGGTTAGCGTTCCTACTGATTGCAATTTTCAGAAGCTTCGTGTTTCTAAATACAAGATTATTGGTGAAGTTCCATTTGAACGCATCAAGACTGAAGCTCCGCTGAATGAGCCTTATTACAATACCGATGAA